GTTCGAATCCACCCTCCTCCACCAATAAAACGTCCTGCCAGTAGGTGGGGCGTTTTATTTTTCTAAATCCCTTGCATCCCAATAGATGCGGGGGATTTTTCTATGCGCTGGCAGAGCGCCTGGAATGGCTATACAGCCAATTTCCTATTTTTTCTAATTATCCAAACTGACCCAAATAAATCAATTAAAAACTTAAATATTTGGGTCAGAATTTGGGTAGAAAAAAGAGGCCCTCCAGTACGGTGTCGGGGGCCTCCAAAGGCTTGATGCATCCTAATAGAAAGAGAGAAAGGATGAAACATCTTGCCTATTTCTTACTTTATCTTTAGGAGAAAAAAATACGCCCCAGAGGTCGGCACGTACTATAGCTACGATATCGTAGCTTATGGCCTGCTCCATCAAGGCCCCGTGCAGATCCTCCAGGACGTATCGACCGATGCGGAACTGGTCTTTCGCATGGTCATGGCATTCAACAGGTATAGCCTCTCACCGCTGCACCTAAAAGATGCCGTTCTGGATATGCTAGAGTAAG